GATGCCAGTGTCGTGGTCACGCTCGTCGATGTCGATGACGCTGGCAACGAAAGCCAGCCGAGTTTCTTCGAGTTCACGGCGAAGGACACGATTCCTCCGTCGCAGCCGGGGTCGCTCGGCGTCACGCTCGTTCGCGAGGAGTGAGCCTTGCACAGGCTGCTGCATGGCGACGCAGTGGAAATGCTACGCACTCTTGAGAGCGAGAGCGTTCACTGCGTCGTCACTTCGCCTCCGTACTACGGAATGCGGTCGTACCTCTCCGAGAGCGACCAGATGAAGCCTCGCGAGATCGGCCGCATCGGAAGCGAGTACATCGCCGACCTCGTCGGCGTGTTCTCTGAGGTCAAGCGTGTCCTTCGCAGCGACGGAACTCTCTGGCTGAATCTCGGCGACGTCTACGAGGACGGCCAACTGCTGGGACTGCCGTGGATGGTCGCGAGGTGCCTCCAGCAGCAGGGATGGATTCTGCGTCAGGACATCATCTGGTCGAAGCCATCTCCGATGCCTGAGAGCACGACGACGCGATGCACTCGCTCGCATGAGTACGTGTTTATGTTCGCCAAGACTCAGGACTACTTTTACGACGCCGAGGCGATCAAAGAAGAGAGCGACTCGTCACCGTCTGGAAAGAATCGCCGAAGCGTATGGCGTCTTGCCAGCACGCCGTATAGCGGCGCTCACTTTGCAACAATGCCGACGACTCTCGCGTCGCTGTGCATCAAGGCTGGTACATCTGAGCGAGGCTGCTGCGACTACTGCGGAACTCCACTGCGACGCCGGATCGAGAAGCAGAAGATCGTTCGCCAGCGTCCCAACGACTACGTGAAGCGAGTCGGCAAGAAAGGAACTGGTAACTCCTGCTCGAACAGCGTCGCCGGGGTGCTGACGAGCACGGCCGGGTGGAACGCATCGTGCAAGTGCGACGCATCGATCACGCCGTGCGTGGTTCTCGACCCGTTCGCCGGGAGCGGGACCACATTGGCCGTGGCAGAAGCACTTGGACGGTACTCGATCGGCATCGAGTTGAACAGCGAGTACATCAAGATCGCTGAAGAACGGATCGTCGCGTCGTTCCGCTGAGCGATACTTTGTTCACGGAAGAAGGAGTCGTCCGATGCCTGTCGTTTTAGCACGGTGGCCGAACGGAACTTTCAGCGTACTCTTGATGCCAAGCGGATTTTCCATGACGAGCCTTTTCTGGAGGCTCGACGAAGAAGGCGACCCAACATTGGCCGTGGCCTATCTTCTCAAGGCCGAAGACGGAGAGGCTCATGCTGTTTTCGACTGGAAGAAAGAGGATTTTCTTGAGCGACAACAGGACGAGCGTCCGATCGTCAGGATTGGGCCAAATAGCGGTACGCTAGAGGCCCACAGCGGAAGACTGAAAAAACTGAAATGGCCCCGAGGCATTGTGCGGCTCGCATATCGTTCTCTCAGCAAGTCCATGCCAGCCGACTCGCAGAAGAGTCTCCGGGAGATGTCATCTGACGAGATAGCGATTTTCCCAGCAGAGCCCATTGAGACCTTCTCCGTTGCAGAGGTGAGATCAATGACGTCGTTCTGCGGCGTTTATTTGGCTTACAACGATGATGGTTCGTGTCACTACGTGGGCGAATCGAAGGACGTTACGTCAAGGATCGCCAAGTCGCGAGAAGAGATTGGCGATCGACGCATTGGCATAGTCCGATGCGAGCCGCACGATCGCAAAAGGATCGAGGCATATTTCGCTGCAATGCTCGATCCTCCGGGAAACGCTATCTCAACACACAGGATGAAGTTATCTGCGGTGAAGAAATGAACCCGATCATCGAGTTGGCTCCGTGGGAGTACGAACGGTGCTTCGCCGTTGGCTCTGGCCGCTTCACGGCGAACTGGGGAAAGCCAGACGCTGAGCACTACGATCGCGAACGGATGCAGCCAGACGCATACGCCCAAGTCGCCGCCGCCGCGTGCGAGTGTGCTGTCGCAAGGTTCACGAATCAATACTGGCACGCTGGAGTTTGGCATCACACAGAGAAGTTCAAGTACGGAAAGAACGCCGACGTAGGACACGACATCGAAGTCAGGCGAGTTCGTACTGGGAATGCCGTGATGGTACGAACGAAAGACGTCGGAAAGATCGTATGGGGCGCGAGAATCGTCGATGAAGAGTACAGGAAGGTTGAGATTCTTGGTTTCATACCGGCAGACGAAGTGATTGAGTCACTTCGAGGAACGTACTGCACAGATAAGTACGTAGAGTTGGAATGCCTTGAACGACCGTGGTTAATCTCGGAGGGGACGCCGAGAGACATGGTTCGTGAATCATCCTAGTTGCACTACGCTCTCCGCGTGTGCTGTCGGTGAAATCGGACGCCTGCTCGCATCTGCCGAGATGCTGAGGCACGGAATCGGGGTGTCCAGAACAGAGTTGGACTGCGGCGTCGACCTTATTTCACACTTTGGACGGGTCACGAAACTCATACAGGTGAAGACCAAGAGTTGCGAGACTTACGGCACAAGCAGACGCAGCGAGACGTTCAAGATTCGCCGAAAGACGAACACGTATGAGGACTCGAACATCGATGTCTTCCTGTTTGTCAGCCTCGTAACGAACTCTTTTTACGTTGTCCCGGTGTCGGAGATCGACATGACGAGGACGAGCGTCTCGCTTCCGAGAGACTCATCTTGGAAGAGTGCGTGGCACATCCTGAAAGCAGGAGAACGCCATGCTTGAGTCTTCGATTACCAAGTCTATTCAGCGCCACGCCAAGTCTCATGGCTGGTGGGCGATGAAAATAGCGGGCGGGCCTTTCCAGAGGGCTGGCGTTCCAGACTTGCTGCTCATTAAGGGAGGCAAGGCAGTCTTTTTGGAGGTGAAGCAGCCCGGAAAGAAGGCCACTGCTCTTCAGCAGCAAGTGATGAAGGAGATAACTGACGTCGGGGGGGCGGTGTGTGCTGTCGTGACCAGTAAGACCGAGGCGAATGAGATTCTGAAAGAGGTTCATCCATGATCGCGGTGCGTAGCCAAGACAGTCCGAAAGAAGTCTATCGTGAACTGCTCAAAGAGAACCCGAACGCAATGGTTGTTGTTGGGTTTGAGCCTGCGTACGTCGGCATGACGGTCACTCATCCAGTGATCGCCATCTACGACTACGACGAGTGCATTCGCCTTTTCGCTGATGCCAACGACTGCACAGAGAACGAAGCAGAGGCCGAACTAATCGAGTTGATCGGAGAGTGCCTTAGCCCAGAGTCACCAGTATTCGCGAGGTGCCGATGAAGAGTGTTATTCGCTGGAAGAAAGACGGCAATCAGCCGAGCGAGACTCCAGTCAAAGTTGACGCGAAGAAAGAGCCAGTCAGAGTGACTGTCAACGTGAAGAAAACTGATTGACTTTCTGGAATAGCGTGGGAAAACTTACGCACGAACGCGTCAATGAATGCGAAAACTACTTCAGTCGGATCGCTCACCTCGTACGAATCGTGGCAGATCGCTTCCTTACTGACGAAGCCGGGAAGCGAGTTCCAGAACGAGGTATCGAACAGGGAAGGTTCGAGCACTCCGATCGCGATTGTGTTCGACGAGTCATGGAAGATCGTCTCATGGGCAGCAACTCATCTCTGGCAGGGGCAGCAGACCCTCGAAGGGTTTACCCTTCCGGAGTGGCGGAATCGTGGTGTCATGCGGGCGGCTGCTGCCCTTCTGGTTGCCGACAGGAAGATCGACACGACATCGAACGTCGCAGTGTTCTCTCCAGCCTGCATCTCGATCGCAACGAGCATCGGGTGCAGGAAGGTTCGCCTCTACGAACTCCGGAACGGAGTCTGGATGGAGAACTCTTGATCGACCATTCTCTGGATACACAACCCGTCCCCTCCGGTGGTCTCCTCACGGTGCTTCTATCGACATCGCGTCGATGGACACCGTGGGGAGCCATTTGGAACGCAGTGAAAGGAGTCCTGCGATGAACCAAGAGAAGTTCGAGCAAGTCTGGAAGCGTAGCGAGAGCGTCAAAGAGGTCTGCAAGAAACTCAAGATCACCGAGCAATCGGCCTACTACTGGGCTCGCAAGTTCGGATTGCCGAAGTTCTGCGGAATCGACGACGAGACGACGCCGACGGCCGAAGAGATCGCCGAGCGAGCCGCCGAGATTCGCGCTCGATGGAGCCCCGCAGAAGAGAAGCGTCGCTGCGCTGGTGCTGGACGAGTCAGTTACGGAATCCCGTCGTACGCCACTGCCCGCTCGTCCGGATCGAAGTACCCAGTGTTCGTCAGCGACCAGTAATGAACATCACGGTGTCTGCGTACAACAGGCCAGAGCATCTCAGGAAGTGCCTCGACGGGCTATCGAGATGCATTGGAATCTCAAGTTCGCACGTTGCCGTTGTATGCGACATGAGCGACAAGACTTCCGAGTGTCTTGAGATCGCAAGATCGCACAGGTTTGACACCGTCGAGAACGAGTCTCGAATGGGATGCAACGCGACGATCAAAAAGTGCATCGCGTACGCCGTTGCGGTCATGGGCAGTGAGTTCCACGTTCACCTCGAAGACGACATCGTACCTTCGAGAGACTTGCTCGAATGGTTCTCATGGGCAAGAGACACGTACGAGCAAGACAGCGAGATATTCACGATCAGTGGCTACCAGCGTAAGGGGACCGGCGACTGCCAAACGTGCGGTCGCCGCAGGAAGTTCACGCCGTGGGGATGGGCAACTTGGCACGATCGGCTCATTCAGATTGGGCTGGGAATCGATGAGACTTCGCTAGTGTCGTGGGATGTGCAGACGAACATCACTCGCGGAACACGAAAAGAACTTTTCCCTTCTGTCTCAAGAGTGAACAACATTGGCCCGGTTGGAGAGCACATGCACGACCATCGCTGGCACGCGTGCTTCGTGGCTCCAAGGTACACGGCAGACTCTCTTGGCTGCGTAAACACAGGCGACTTCATGGAGGTTCCGCAATGAGCATTCAAGAAACATGGCTGATTCACTCGATCGATCTTGCGAAAAACAAGAAACTCGCCGTTGATGTTGGAGCCAATCGCGGAGACTGGACTCGCCTGCTAGTCGAGAGTGGGTTTGAAAGAGTCATTGCCGTTGAGCCAGATGTCAGGGCATCGAAGAGCATCAATCAATCTGGAGGAGTGGAGTTGATTGATGCCGTTGCGTCTTCTGATGCAGATGAGCGAATGGGCTCTATCATGCTTTATTTGCGTGCCTCGCCAGATCAGAACTCTATTCTTGAAAAGCACCCAATCGGAGCAGGCGGATGCGAAGCCGCTCCTTCTGTTTACAGCACTCGCGTGAAGTGCGTGACGCTCAGTACGCTCTGCCCGTCCGGGGCAGACTACGTAAAGATTGACGTCGAGGGGGCGGAGGAGAGCGTCTTGTCTTCGTGTCAGCATGACGGAACATGGGACAGGCGCGTGTTCTTGGTCGAGTGCCACGACACGTTCGATGCTGTAGAGAGTGAGTTGAAGAGACTTGGTAAGTCTGTAACTCGCATACCGCACCCATTCGCTGGCCCCGGAGGCGCACACCACGGACACTGCTGGGCAGTCGGAACACAACCAGAAGAATGATCCTCATCTCGCAGTGGTACGAGCCGTCCTGCGACGTCAGGCGTCGAGAACTCCTAGCCGCGAAGACAATCAACGAGTCTTCTGGCGTGTTCGAGCGTATCCACTACGTAAATGGAACGCGTCGCAAGTGGACCTACGGAGAACTGTTCGGCATTGCAAGCAGGGAATACCGTGGAAAAGTCTGCGTGGTGGCAAACACCGACATCGCGTTCGACCACACGGCTTCTCTGATACCAGCGGCGTGCAAGACAAAGATGGTCATCGCGATGACGCGATGGGAGGGTTCCGCTGCTCCCAATATGCTGGGCCACTTGATCAGCATGGAGGATCAAAAGAAGAACGAGAACTGGCACTTCTCAGGAACGCAGGACGCGTGGGCGTTCGTGGCCGGGAGTGTTCCCGAGTTCTCCCCCGACGTTCCAATGGGGATTCAGGGGTGCGAACAGGTTCTGCTTGGCAAACTCGTCAGAGCCGGATGCTTCATTCTGTCTCCTTCGCTCGACATCCGCATTCGACACGTTCACGACACACCGATCGACTACGATGGCGAGCCAATGTCTTGCGGAGAGTACGCGTATCCTCGCATGACGACTTTGTGCGACACAGAAGGATATGTCGTTATGCACAAATGTCCGTGTCCGCAATGTATGAGCGTGGTTGAAGGCAAACTGTCTACGGAGGTCATCCGAACGTGCCAGTCTTGGACATAGACGCGTACAGCCCAGACTTGATCCTCCCTCCGGCAGAAGACTTCGCAAAGTCTTACGAGTCTCTCGTTCGGTCTGGCCGCAGCCAAGCCAAGCACAAGCGAGTCGCGTTCGTGGCGATCTGCCGAAACGCGATGCCTTTCTTGCCTCGCACGCTAAATCTCGTCGCCAAGACTGGCGAGATGTTCAAAGAGTGGAAGTGCTTCGTTTACGAGAACGACTCAGTAGACGGAACGAAAGAAGTTCTTCGAGAGGCGGCGAGGCAAGAGCCGCGAATCGAGTTCGAGTCTCACGACAACGGCAGGCCACACCTGAACTGCACGAAGTCGTCAGATAGAACCGTCGCACTCGCTGAGTATCGCAACGCCTGTCGAGACTGGTGCGAGATGCACGCGATAAACTTCGATTACTGCATCGTGTTCGACACCGACCCATGGGGCGGATGGTCGATAGACGGCGTGGCGACCACGGTCTCTCATCTCGAATCGCTTGCGTACTCAAATGCTGCTGGCATGGGATCGTATTCGTGGTGCGAATGGGGGCCTCCGGTTTGGAACACTCCAACCATCTGCCAGTACGACGCGTGGGCGTGTCGCTGGAACTGGTGGAATGAGCGTCACGACATGATCTGGTTCCACCTCTGGCATCCACCAG